GTAAGTGCGCTTGTTGCTGTATTAGCAGTCGCTAGAGTGCTATTAGCAATAAACGTCTTATTGAACGCATTATTAAAATATGCCATAATTAATTAAATTTGTGTGAGGACCATTACCCCCACTAGTTATAAATAAAGATTTCAACAGTTTACTCTGCTCGTAACATATACGTCACTATAATAATATACAAAAATTAATTTATATATTAGTTATTTCTTTCTGCTGCTTGTAAGCCTCTTTGTTGTTGATATATATTTTCTATATCTCCTGCAATAATTGAAGCTGTATCATCTAACATTACTTCTACTAAATCATCTTTAAACTCACAATTAACATTTAGAGTACTTACTAGTCCAGTCTCTGGATTTACTACACCAGGTACTTGAATATAAATAGGTTTTCTATAATAAGTAAGTATAGGTAATACTATATTAAATTTAGTATTTCTATATATCCTTATTGTATTATTTAACATAGTACAGAATGTCTCACCCCATTCAAAATCAGGATTCTTTAAAGGATCCCTAAGAAGTAATGATACATTTGCCTCTTCTGCTAAATAAACTGTCATAGACCTAGGCGTACAACAGTCATCTTTAGCTTGTGTTGTTATTGTTTTAAATTCTAAATATGTAGAAACAGGAAAGTTATCACTTTCAAAATATGTGTCTGTTTCAGTACCAGTTAATGATAATTCTACTAACAAAGGTTGTAAATCATCTATTCTTCTTTTAGATAGTTCATCACCTTCTTTATACATATTACCACCATGTAGATTTCTTCTACACCACTCTATTTGTGCTTTATTAAAAGCTTCAATAAATTGCCAAGACTCTATATTATCATAGTCATTACTATCTAACTTATTTAGCCTCTGCTTTATTTTTATTAAGAGCGTACTATTTTGCATAATCTATTAATTTAAGCGTTCCAATATGGTTCTATTTTATCTAGTAAAGATAATAGAGTTTCCTCATTTTTTGGATCTTTTAAAAATTCTAAACATTCAGCTGGTCTTTTACCTAATCTTTCACCGCTGTCTAATGGTTCAATCCATCCTCCAGCTTTAGTAGTGATGAATCTGTAATATAAACCATCTTTAATTAATGCTCTTATTTTTAATTCTTCCATATCTAACCCAGATACTTCTAAAAACTGACTTGCAGCTCTTTTCTTATTTGACTCACAACCATTACCATTGATATATTCATCCATGTTTTCATACATGATATCATTTGGTGTATTTTTTGTGTATTGTACACTATCTATATCTACTACTTTTGCAACATATAATAACTTTGTTGTATTCTTATCATATAAATTTTGCAACAATGATATAGCTTTGTTCTTTACTTTTGTTGTCTCAGTTCTAGTTGATAATGTTTCTTTAACTGTATCTAAATAAAACTTTGGATTTGTTTGTGACTTTTTAGCTGCTGCCAATGAAGGTGCAACTATAGAAAAACCACCAGCTCTAATAGCAAATAATTTTATCTTGTCATATGGATCTACTTCAGAATCTAAAAATACTGGATCATTACCACATCTTAAAGATATCTTATCCCAAAATTTAGAATTATCTGGCTTCATAACTGTTAGCTTATTCCAGAAATCTTTATCATCTGGATCAACTACATTTGCTGCTAATTCTGCTTCTAATTCTGATACTACTTTTCTAATTTCTGCAATCTTTGCCTTTTTTTCTTTAGCAGGTAACATCTTTACATCTGGTGCAAATTCATTTAAACCTGTTACATACCTTTTAACTCCATTCATTTCTAAACAAGCTAATGATTCTTCATGGAAAACTCCATCATGTAATGATAAGCCGTATGTTTCTAAACCCATGTTTTCCTTTCCAGGATTAAAGTAAGGCCTTACAGCAATACTGCTTGATTGTTTTTGGTGTTGATACTTCTCAACAATTGTGTAATCTTCCATTGTTTGGTTTTTAAAATTAATAATTAATTACTACTTAAACGTACACATTTGTGTACCTTCTTTATTATTAAATTTCTAAAGCAAGATTTTATTCTTGCTTAAGTTGTTTAAGTTTAATTATACTACAACCTTCAAATCTCCTGTGGAATGATATAGATCACCTTTAACTAAGCCTGCTGTAACTGCTGCAGCATTATTTGCATAGTCTCTGACTAATATATCTTTTCCAACTGATTTTGAAGATATAATTTTAGAAACACTTGAGTTTGAAAACTCATATGTTTTATTTGCTAATTTTATATCTAGTGCCATGATTATTTGTTTTAAAGATTAAAATAAAAAGGGAGGAAGTTTAACCCCTCCCCTTTAATTATTTGTTCTAGAATGATCCTCCTGTAATAGGGTTTCTCATTACAATTTTTAGAACTTTAGTTGGATCTTTAACCCAAATAGCTGGCATAGTCTGAGTCATATAAACTCTATACCCATTGAATTGACCTGTAGAAGCAAACCCTTGAGTTCTTCCCATGTAATCCATTGTACCATTTTGATAGAACCACTTTAATTGGTTATCCCAAGATAATTTCAATAAATGGATGTTGTCATTTCCTTCATCTGTTACATCAAATATGATGAAACTGAATGAACTTAATGGACGACCATCAATTAATGGATTTTCAATGTCATTTGTATTTAAGTTGTCAAATGCTGGATTCAATACAAACTTAACGTTAGCTAAGAAAGGAATAGTAAAGCTTGTGTAAGCAAAACCATAATCTAAATCCATACCTGAACCTTTAACAGCTCCGATATCAGATGCATTTTGAACTAAACCTGAACCATACACTTCATCAGCAATTGCTTTGTTGATTAACTGCATTCCTCCAATACCTGTTTGTACAACAAGTGATCTTTGTGGGTCTGGCCCTTTGAATTCAACTTTACCTTGATAGAAGTTATAAAGTTCAGACTTAAACATGTCAAGAGTAAATGATGACTTGTTATATACTCTTTTGAAAGAGTTATCTAACTGTGACCATAAACCTACAGATAATCTAATATCATCCGGTCCATCTTGTTTAATTCTACCACCTTTACCCCACATTAGGTAAGTTTCAATATCCGTAGCAATTTTAGATAAGTGAGCTGCTTCCATATTTGTAATGAAAGTTCTTGTAAGAGTTCCATTTTCAAATGCTTCTCTAGCGCCTGCTTTACCCATGTTTGCTACAAGTCCTTCTATACTAGGTACAGATGGATTGTTTGGATCAGTGTTGAAGTTTCTCCAGATTTCAGTAACAGGTACAGTACCATCAGCGTTTAAACCACCTTTGATCATTAAATCTGCTCTTGAAGAAATTGAATAGTGAACGTGTGCTTCTGCTCCTCCTACAAAGTTGTAGAATTCACGGAAACCAGATCCAGTTTCAATGTCTGAGAAACGTTCTCCGTACTCACCTCTTGCAGAACCTTTTCTGAAGAACTTTGTACCTTTAGCTAAATACTTGTTATCCAAGATAGCTGCGTTGTTGTTGTTTACTAATTGAACAGTGTATACGTAACCGTCACCTGCTGGGATAATATCATCCGCTGTGATGTAAAGTTCAAGTCCATTATACTTATCATAAGTAATAATGTCACCGTGTCCAAATGTTCTCTTGTTAATCTTTACCTTAAATAGTGTTCCATCAATACCTTTGCTAGTGTTAGCTGCTTCGATGTCTGCTACAATGTAAGGAAGATCTTGTGCAATAGGAGTTTGCCACTTGTACTCACCACGCGCATTGTCCACCATGATTGTATTCTTTCCACCGAATGAAGCCATTTGATATAAAGGCATTTCTACCTTTTGGGTCATTGCCCATAAATCAATTGGTCCCATATCCATAGGCTCCGGGTTACCGAGCATTTGGGTAAGGTGATAAGAATCAACATGAGAACTTGCCTTGTAGCTTGTGTCTCGTAGGAAAATCCCATTATTTAATACTGGAGTTGCCATAATTCTAATTGTTTTTGTTGTTAATAATTGTTTTTGTTAATATTTAATTGTCTAATTAAATTCTTTTAAAGATGTTAGCGGGTCTTTGAATCTTTCTCTTACTAGAAGACTTTCTTTTATTATCTTCTTCTGCTTGATGAACTCCCAATGATGCACCTCCTGCACTTGATTGTTCTGTTTTCAATTTTCTCACCGTCTTCTCAATAGTTTCTTGTGCTCCTTTACTCATGATCTTTGCTTTATAAGCATCAGGATCTTGTAATAACCATAATGCTTCAGAAATCAATCCATAGTTTGGCTCAACAAACTGATATTTTTCTAGTAAGTGACCTAATAAATTAGTATTCTTCCCACTTACTGATGGATAATTAGGTTGAACTAAGCCGTTATATAACATAGCTTGAGTCTTTCTATCTACTTTGATTTCACCTAACTTTCCGTCTTTTAATGTTTCATATACATTTTTCATGTATGCTTGGGATGCATTCTCTTGTTGTTTCTTTTTCAATTCTTGCTGTTGCAATTTTTGAGAAATAACTTTTTCTTGCATCTTATCCAACTTAGGTTTAAACTTATTAGCTTGTGATTCTAATTTACCTAGGTCTTTCCAAATTTCTATTTCTTCTTGAATATCTTCAGTAGTACCATATCCAGTAGCACTTAAGTATTCTGTAATTATTTTTTCTTGATCAGATGCTTTTTTAACATCAAGTGTTTTAGTTGTCTCAACTTCTGATAAAGTAGAGAATAAGCCTTTTAAATCCTTACCCCCATCTGCAACATACTTTGCTGCAATCTGTAATTCTTGTGGTAAACTTTGAAAAAATTGCTTAGGTGTTTCACGTCTTACCTCGTTTGCTCTTTCTTCTAAATTAGCTTCTATAAGTTCTTCCCAGTCTTTTGCATTGTATTCTGATAAATCTTTATCATCATCAAAAGCAACAATCTTGTCATCTTTGATTAGTTTTGCAAACACATCTGAGATACCATTAATTGGTTTTCTACCTCTCTTTTCTTTTGTTTCTACTTCCTCTTCATCTTCTTCCTCAGAAAAAGAATCTAATATATCTTTAGCATTTTCTTTGCTTTCTGCTTTGGTTTCTACACCATCCTCAGCTTCGGGATCTTCTATTAAAGATTCCTCTTTTTTAGCTTCATCCTTCACCTCAACTTTTGCAGTAATATCATCTACCCCATCATCATCCGGATCAGCAAATGTCATATCCACCTTCTCTCTCAATCCAGTAAATATATTTTTTTGAGGTTTAGAATCTTGCTGAATCATATCACTACCGCTAGGGGCAGCATTAAATATCTCATCAAGGTTTACATCTACTTGCTCTACTTTACTGTTCACAGTTTTTTCTTGTGTTGTATTCATAATTATTGTTGGTTTAAATATTTATACTTCTTACATATATAATATAAGAAATGTTTACCACATTAAACTTATAATATTTTAATAAAATTGAAAATAATTTGCAGTATATAGCTAACGCCTATTTTTTATCTTTAGGTTTCTTAACATCATACTTATTCTTGTTTTCTTTTGCTATTTGAAGTTGAGTATCTGATATCTGTCTTTGAGCATTAATCTTTTCCCTTTCTACCTGAAGTTTTGATGTTTCCATTATAGATTTACTTGCATTTTCCTCACGCTTTAAGTTCATCTGCTCCCTATATTGAGTAGTTTCTCTAATACCCTTCATAGCATCTTGATAATCAGATACTTGATTTTGATTTATGTCAACCATTGATCCAAACCCTGCAGCTTTTATTTCTGCTAATGTGATATCATTCTGTCTATCTTTATCATTTTCTTGCATTTCAACTTGCAACTTCATTTTCTCTTCTTGCTGTTTAGCTTGAATTGCTTCTTGTTGCATTTGTTGTTGTTGTTGCATTTCCTGTTGTCTCTGTTGTTCAACTCTTGTTTCAGAATCTTTCAATATATCAGATACTTCAGCAATTGAATCAGCTTTAACAATGTTACCTAACTCATAGATACTTGCTCCAGTAGTGTTATTAGTTAAAGCCATTTGCTTTAAGTTTTCTAAGATTGCTCTATGATTAGTTTTTGTTGTTGCAAATACATTAAAATCTCTAAGAAGTAATTCAGTACCATTGATAGCAAAATTAACTTTCTCTGCCTCAGTAGATATGTAAGATAACCTTACACTTGGATTAGTGCTATTATAGTATTGAGCCAAGTCAGTTCTCATTTGATGAACTCTAGGCATTAGATGATCTGAATGCTGTACAAAATACATCTCTGTTTGAGCGTATGATTGTTGCATAGCCTGAACAACCCCTGTAGCCGTTTGAGCTGATACAGCGCCTCCTAGACGTTGTGGGTTAATACCTATGGCATCAAAACATTGTTCTTTAAAATAATTTGCTAATTGTATTCTAGACATCAATCTACTAGTTTGCTCCATATTTAGAGTTTGATAGTGATTAAAGTTAGTTGCATTCTCAGTATTAGTAATAGATGTATCTAATGGTAACATCTGGAAATCCTTCATTGCTACAAATGCTTTGGCGTAATTATTCTTACCCCAATCCTCACCCATAGAGTGACGTGGTAAAGCATTTTGATCAAACATTATTATTGTTCCTAACTCATCTATTAAGATATCTGCAATTTGGTTATTAACCATATTGTATCCAACTTGATATGCTTTCATTAAATCTACTAAAGAAGTAGATCTTGTATTTCTATCTGAAAATACCCTTCCTTCTACTGGAAGTTTACATCCATAAAGTGTATTGTTCCCTTTAAATTGAAAAGGTAACCTACCAGGTTTAGTTCTATTAATACCTACATAAATAGGGTTTACATTATCTCCCATTGTAGATCTCCACATTGCAGGAAGATTTGGACCAATCTTTACACCACCCCAAACTTCATTAATCCAGATCCAATCAACATGTTCACCTTCTAATAAAGTATCTTTAGATTTGTTTTTAAATATTGATGTATCATATACACCTTTCACAGTAACCTTAAAAGTTTCATCAACTATCTCTTGCGTAATTTCTCCATCAAATTCTATCTTAGTTAAATGACCTACTTTCCTTTGTGTTTTCCAGTAAATAGTTGCAACCCTCATTAGGTTACCTTCACCCCACATAGATATATCTTCATTCTCATTAAGTATTTCACTTAATATATCACCACCTACAGCAGGATCATTGTTATGATTACTAACAAACTGTCTATATGCTAGACCTGGAGAATTAGTATTCCACTCATGTGATCTTGTAGCATCATAATATGAACCATCATTTTGATAACCATTTACTTGATATTGTGCTGATCTAGCTGGATAGATTCTTTGTAGTGATTCTAATTGTTTAGAATCCATTAAATAACCATATCTATCTACTACATCTGATACAGTCATTAAATCAACTTTACCCGCGTAATTTGAATCAGCTATATATCTTTGATCTGGAGATTTTTGATAGAAAGTTAATACAGGATTCCATAGCTCTACATCATAGTCATCTTCTAACATTCTAAAATGCCAGAATTCTCTATCTGCAATAAGCATATCTCTAAATCCTCTCTCTTCAAGTTCTTGCATTTTGAATCTTTCATCATCTACTGCAAGTTGGTGGGATGCCCACTCTTCTACCATACTTCTATATGACTTACTAAAGAAGTCCTCTATTTCAGGTAATGTTTTTATATTCTCTGGGGCTAGTTGTTGTTGTGCTTGCTCAGATGCTGGATCCATACCCATCTCAAGCATTTTTGCTATCATCTGTGATTCTGCAGTAGCCAACAAAGATTCTTCAATTTGTACTTTCTTTTGTTCTAGCATCTCATTGTATGATGCATCATCTACAGCTCTAAACTGAACCTTAGAATATCTCTTTGCAAATTCACCTGTAAGTACATTAATTACATTAGGAACAATTGGGTAGAACTTTAATTCTAATGCTGAATCATTTTCTTTTGTAAGAACATCCATCATGTCCTTATAATCATTGTCTGGTTCTATAATATAATCTGTCTTATCAATTATACCTTTAGCTAACTTATAATTTTTTAATAGTCTTCTAGAATTTACACGTAAAAATTCAATCCCTTGTAGTTCTAACCAATCTAAATTCCAAGCTGCCCAATCATCAGTTTTTTCTTTATAGGATATAAACTGAACTGGTTGTGTTAAACTAGAAAATGAATCCCCACTTTCTGCCTTAGCACCATTCTTAAGTTGCATTGCATTTAATACTCTCATTTATTTAAAATTTTTAAAGCCGGATCTCCTACTTATTGAATTGTTACCACTATTCCCACGTCCAATATTTTTGAACGGACTATACTTTAATTTACTTATTTTTTCTGAATTTACCAAAGAATTACTGTCAGATTCACGTCTTTTTGAATATCCCCTATTTGATTGTTGTATTTTTGCAAATGCAACTAAGGCACCAAAGGCCACCATTCTATCTACGTTCAATCCAGGATAATATGCTAACATTTCTTTTATAAGCATAGGATCTGGAATTCTTTCAGCACCTAAAGTCTGAGACATTACATTACCTTCAGTATCTAACTCTTCATCAATAACCTCTCTTAAGAATTCTATTGCATAAGATATTAAATGACTTTTAAATAATGTACCTGTATTCTTCCAGCCATATTCCTGGTATACTGTTCTGTTTGACCCAAGATCTTTTAGAAATAATATCTGTTGTTTAGGAACCAGATACCTTTGTTTTTTTCTGGCAATCATATGTTGAATAAATAAAGAAATGTTATTCTCTACTATTGTCCATGCATTATACCATTCAATTAGCATCTCTAATCTTTCATGTGTTTTATTTATATCATCAAAACGTCCACACCATGCTGCTACAATTTTATCTTTTTCAATAAACTGTTCTGTGTCACCACTTGCTAATTGTCTTGTAACTTCAGTGGCATTCTTATATACAAAAATACTACATAATGAATCTGATGTAGTTGTCTTTCCTTCTGATACTGGATCAATAGACGCATAGTACGCGCCAAAGCCTGGAGATGGTATTGGTCTTTCCCATACAACTATACATCCCGTTTTGTCTTGTTGTTTTTTATTTACTGGGAATGTGCTAATAGGAAGCTTAGAAGTTCTCTTTGCTATAATACCTGTCTGATCTCTATCTAATTCAATAAGTTCATATGGATATTCCTTCTCTTCAATTTTCTTAAGTTGTTTACTTAATACTCCTTGTGGGAATATTGATTCTTTTCTATATGCAAATGCTTCTGCTATATTAAGCGGTTTCTGTGAAATTCTTAATTGAAACTGTTCACCACTCAATTCATTTTTCCATCTACTTCTTTCAATGTTAATTGCCTTAACAGCATCCTCAACTTGTGAATTACCAAAGTCATCTATGTAAGGTGGCATTGACCATTGCTCAGGAATAAATAAACCCGCCATACCAATAGTACCATCTTTATCCATTAGATTAGTTTCCACTGCATATATATCATTTGCTCCTGGACTAAGGATCATATCCTTTAAAGGATTACATTGTTCAAGATCTCCCACTGAACCAGCAGCAATAAATTGACCTGTTGTCATCATACCAGAAGACATTGCAGGACGTAAATATTCATATGTCTGCATCATGTTTTTTGCAATACCTGCTTCCTCATGAAAGAAATATGTACATGGTCCCCCTACCCCTGTGGTAGCATTCTTCTCAAATGAAGCACCCTGTATCTTAGATTTAAGACCCCTTGATGTTTTCCTGTTGTTTATTTTAACTTCAATCTGCTGTTGCCATAATAAAACCTTTTCAGGATTACTAGGTCTATACCATGCAGTATGTTCATTAAGAAATGTCTTATATTCTTCTAAAAATTTCCATGAACCTTTATCATTAATATAATCCTTTAATGATGCTCCTATTTTACATATAGATCCTTCTTCAAACCAGTATTGGTTTATGATCTTACCCATATGAAAATATGAGGATGCAATCTGTCTCTTTTTTAGTATAGCAACATGTTGGTGATTTAATTCTGCAATAATCTCATACATTGCCATATGATATTGGGCATCCCTCACCTTTGCAAAGCCATACTTCTTTTCTTCCTTATCAAAGATTGGTAAGAAGTTTAACCACATATAATAATCTCTGGTTAGATACCAGTGTTTATTTCCATCTTTGTATAGTACACCTACTCTACATTTATTCTTTTGATCTTCCCAATAAGCAGTGAAGTCTTTTGATCTAAATGGTGCATCACAATAGTATCCATTTTTATTGAATTTTTTAGCTTCTGCATTAAATTGAAAAGCCATGTCAGTAAATCCATACTCACCTGGCTCTTTAAATATAGATTCTAAATATTCTCTAAAAACAATATCACTGGAAAACTCAGTTGTTTCCCATATTCCATTATTGTATGTAGGAATGATTCTACTCATATCTTACTATTGCAAATATATCTCCTTCTTGAACTAATAAATGCTCCTCACCTTGATGTGTCATTGGTGTTGGCATAGCATGTTCTGCATACTGAACAATATCCCCTATACTAATTTCTTCAATACCTAAACCAATACCCACCACGGTTCCTTTATAAGTTACCTTTTGTGCAATAGATGGTATTATGATCCCTGATGCTGTTTTAACTTCTGCTTTTATCTCTTTGATTAATAACTTCTTTCCTACTGGTATTACTATTTGATTCATCTTTTATTGGTTTTATATTGTTAAAGTCTGGTTCATCCCAATAGCAAAAATGCCATGAGTCTTTTTCTTTTTTACTCATTATAATTGATCATACGCTAATCCTGCTCCACCACGCACAGAACTTTCCTGTTCACTTTGCATATCAGTAAAAGCTCCTTTATATGATTGTCTTATCTGTTCAAATTTTGCAGCTGCATTAACCATTGAGTTAATATTACCGTCTCTCCCGTGCTCTATTGGTGTAACTTCCATATATCTCCCCAATCTATCAAGCATGGCTTTAATACCCACATATGCTCTGTATGTAGGTGTCTCGTACATCTTTCTACACATATCCAAGGCATATCTAATTTTTGGGTCTTCCGGAGACTCCTCTAATTTGATTTCTTCAATAATTATATCTTCCTTTTCATGTTCAGGTAAATTAAAGAATGGATTAAGATCTGGATTAGGACAGCTAGTATAAAATATATATTGATACACTTGCATATATGTTTCCGGATACTCATCCATTATATTCTTCAAGAAAGGTAAAGTATAGCAGTGTTCAGTAACTACTACCTTATTGTTCTGTATGTCAAATAATCTTACTATCATACGTCAGAGCATAAATCTGTACAATCTATAGCATCTAAATGAGCTTTAATTGTGTTATAGGAATCTTGTATTATCATTGCATTGGTTACACCCGCTAAATATATTTGTCTTGCATTTACAGGTAACCCTGTATATTGATCAAAAAATTCACCTAGTGCTACAATATCATTAACATTTAATGTTGCTGATGCAGTAATATTTAATGCAAAACCTAGAGGTGTACCATTTGCAGTAACAGATGGATTACCTGCAGCATCTACTTGTAAAATAGGAAATATCTGTGTTACTGTTATATAATTTGGTGGAAAAATTGGAATTTTAGCCATGTTTATTTTTTAAGTTATTCTTCTATTTCTTAAATGTTGACCTAATGTTACTATAGGTTTCTTAGCAATTCTGTTTATTGTTGCTTGTTTTCTTGTTTCTGTCTTGGTAATCATTTTGTAATCGGATTGTCTTTTAACCACATAACTAAAGAGGTCACCTCATCTTTTAAATAAGGTAATTCATATATTTTTATATTTTCTAATACTGGCTCCCCATCAATGTGTTCATTTATTGGGTAACCAAACTTATCTTCTCCAACTTGTTTAAATTTTACATGTTGAATAGTAAGCTTCCCTATCTTAAGCTTAGGGTTGTGCTTTTTAATAATATACGCATAAATACTCAATTGTAGGTTATAATGATTCAAATTACAATCATCTAAATGATTAACTGGTCTAAACATTTTATTAGTTATACCTTCCCAATTAGTAAAGCCTTTATGCTTTATTTCTTTATTGGTTTTATAATCATTAATATTAATATATCCATTGACAACTTCTACTACATCTGCTTGACCGCATAAACCAATTGATTTTAGATATACTAAATGTTCAGGATATAATCCATCAACTAACTTTTGATTAGGGGATATCTTCATACCCTCATTATTTACAAGAGGTTTGATGATAGGTACTTCAACACCATGTCTTCCAATAGTATCTAAACCTAACATATCTTCTTCTCTTTGATTATGATAGAAGTTCCCTAAAGTTATAGCTCTGGTTGTTTCACCATCCCATGCTGCTATAATCTCTTTGGGAGTCATACCATACCATTTAGACCTTTTGTTTTTAGCGGATTTCTTTGCCTGTCCATCTCTATCAAACTTAGGTTTAAATTTACCTATGAAAGAAGTAACACCGGTCCAACTAATGTTGTCCTTGTCATTGCTTTCATAAATATGTCCGTCTTCTTTAAATGTAATTGCCATTGTATTATTTATTTATCTGTAGTAGAAGCGGGTCTGCTATTTCCAGTATGATTACTTGTCCATATAAAATCAGAACGCATTAAAGGTCTACATTTACAATCCCCTTCTAATAAAGTTATTGCCTCTTCTGCTGTGATTTGCTCTTCAATTAGTAGATCCCCTACTATTTGTTCTTTAGTCAATATTGCCATTTGTTTCTATTTGTTTAGTGATTAATTCTTCTGTTTCTTCTGATACTAATGAATCCCAATAACCTTTAGGACATTCACTTGATAATGATCTTACTTTGAAAGATAGGCTGCACCCACAGTCTGAACAACAAGGTTGCGTTCCTGGGGCTATACAACTCTTTCCTTCAGAATCATATAAAGAACATGCTATACAGATTTGAAATCTATCTGTTGCAACTGCCTCAATATGTTCTTTTTTAAATAAGTTATTTTTAATACCCTCAGCTATCTCATCAAGGTTCTTAAAAGCTTTTAAATATTTTGACCACTTATTTGACATTTCTAAATCTCTTTTTATTCATTATATCTTCTTCCATTTGCAACATAGCTTTCTCCATTTGATCTATATTAATTTGAACATCTTCACTTTTTGCAAAACCTACATAAGTTCTTTTAGCTAAATTACCTAAAAAACTTTTATTCTTCTTTATTGCCTTTTCTAATTTATTTTTTCTTAAATAAAAAGTACCCAGTCCATCAACATTAATTCTTGGATAATCTAAACTAGACAATTTCTTTCTAACCTTTGCATAATAAAAAGTTATAAAGTCATCTACCACTGATTGATGTACTCCCACCTCATCAGCAATTCCTTCTCTAAAATTTTTATGACTCTTTGGGTTCACTTCCTAAAATTTTATAATCTAATAAAACTAAATCCTTCATCTGCATGTTGATACCTTTACTAAGAAAAATAGTTTTTTTATTTATTCCGTCTTTAGTAAGTAGTTTCTTTTTCTCTGCTTTAGTTATTGCATTTCTAGCTGATTGAGGGCTTTTAAATATATTTTTCTCTACGAGATCTATACAAAATTTAGTTAGTTCAATTCCATTATTTTTAGATAACTCCATTAAGAATTTTAAATCAGAATTACTAATTAGTATATTTTCAAAAAAACAATATGTAACTAGTTGATACTGAATACATTTATCCATATCAACTTTCAATTTCAATTCTACTTTATTTACTAGTGCCATATTATAAACTTAAAATCATATCAACTAAGTCAGGGTGAGGGTAACAATCTGATTTACCTTTCCTAACATTGGTATGGGTTAATAATCCTTTTACTTTTCCATAAAAAGCATCTTCCTGAAATTCAAAGCCTTTTGTTGGCCCATGCTTTAGTATAAATTGTTTCAAGCCCAGTCTAACATCAATCTCATCTCTCTCACCTACAAACTTAATCCATTTTTCAGTGGCTTTGATTTGTTCTTCAGAATAGTCATGCCAATAGAGATGATTTCTAAATGGTTCAGTCAATGTTCTTACCTGATCCTCTTTACATTTGCTTCCAACATAAGTTTTAAAATCAGATGTTAGATAACCCATGTTGCATATTTCTAATCCAACTGAGTGACGGTTCATATGACCAGATCCTGTTCTACCTAAATGATATCCTTGATTACCAGTTGGGAATGCCTGCACCATTGTACCATCATGTTCCATATCTCCATTTCTGTGATTAGGTCCACCTAGTACAAACTCTGTTGCTATTCTTCCTCTTTTATCTCTCCCCCATTGATCTATACATGCATAAGGATTTGCATTACCCGCTGTATGGTGGATAAATACATATTGGTTTTTAACCAATCCCTTAACATATTCTTTTTCTGGTAAGAAATGTTTGTGTATTACTTGATTGTAATTACTAGTATAGTATTGGGAATGTAAGTCAGTGTCTTCATCAATTTCAGATGGGATAGCATTTTCTAGATTTAAGAGTAACACCCACATGTCATTATCTACTATACCGCTTACTGCAAAGTTTTTATCCAGTTGGAATCTCTCAACAGCTTTTTCAGTATTGGGTCCAAACTGACCATCCGCTTTTAACCCAAGCTTATGTTGTAGGGTTACTACATCTGGTCCAGTGCTACCCATCTTTAGTTGTCTCATTGTTACTGAATTTTAGATGCTGCGTTCTCCATAGCATCTTTAAATGCTTTTGCTTCTTCTGAATCTGGTGCTACTCCACCATCCTTATTTTGTTCAGCATACTGCTGAGCCATATACATCTGAGCCTGCATTCTCTCTGCTCTAGCTTTTTCTATTGCAGATAATAACATCTCATAGTCAGCTTGCACTTCTAAGTGAGGAATATTATCTTTATAAAATTCTGTAATTTCTGCCCTACGTTCAGCTAGTTCTTCTTTGCTAAGTTGAGGATCTTCTTGTTTGATTTTTGGATCTGCCATTATAATTAGTTTAAATTAATAATAACAAATATATATAAAAATAGTTTAAATAAAAAAAGTTTACCTACTTATTTATAAAATTTTAATTTTTAATATTTTCATGACGAAGTTTAAGATACCCCTCCATCATCTTTTTAGGTTATACGGAATTCTCTTAGATTTATTAAACCCAGAGAACCCGTTACCTATTAATCTATGCTTCTATACTTACTATAATACCATTAGTAACCGTTACAGTCTTGGCATCAGCAGAAGTAAATGTACCGGTTGCTCCAACTACAGCAGCAGGAACGATAAGAGTCTTCAGTGCAGATATAGTTATCAACTCTGTTTGAACCTTTGGGCGTGGTTTCATTCTCTCTTGAACTGTTGCATATCGTGCAATAGTTATATAGTCTTCCGTCTTAGGAGCTACCTGTTGCTTTCTCCACAACATACCCATCATGTCTTGTAATATATTACTCATCTTTTATTTATTTAAATTAATTTTTACTTTTTATTTATTTGCGGATACTTCTCCTCCAAAATCTTATTCAACTTAGCACACTTCTCATACTCCTCACTCTCTATATAGTAAGCTATCATATTACGTAACTCATAGTCCATTGGCCCCTCATCAGGATCAAAGGTCATAACAGCCTCCCCACCACTCTCAAACTCATTAGACAACAACTCATCAAAGGTTATCTGCCCAGATAGAACTAACCAAGAATTAGCATGAGCTTTCTCCAATAGAATAATATCATACTGCATTTGCTCTATCTCTGTCATTTCATTATCAAATTCCTCTTCTGGCATATCACAGCGTTTTAAGTTAGTAACTCTTCTATAAGAACAATATACTCATTTTCCCAAAACCTTGAAAATTTTTTACCAATTAAAATTTCTACGCCTTACCAAAATATTGTGTGTGTAGCGTAAGTGAGATGTACTATAGATCTGCTCCCCAGCAATTTTTTGGACGGTGGGTACCCCCTATCGTTTTATGAGACAGGAGGAATTTCCTGCTAAGGTGTGGGATTATTTCCTATGCTTTAGATATCATTCATTTGTGTAGGGCTTCACTGGCTACTACTTAATCAACCTGGTAGAGGTGACAAGAGAATGATGAGGTCAGAGTGTCAACTGACTGCTGTCTCATTATATTTTAAAGGTCAAGCAAAATATGCTATAAGGCCGTCTGCTCGGTCAGCTAGCAAGTGTATGTAATAATACTATCTGCTCCCCAGCGATATACTGCACGGTAAGGTGCTTAACTATTTTAGTCAATGTCTTGCTACATTGATAATCACAAATCAGAGTCTTAAAACAATGGACTCTATCTAAAACCTTTTTATTATGAAAAATGCAAATGTAAGTATCAGTGCTGATGAATTAGGAAATGTAATTCGTCAATCAAACACAAACTCAGAGTATGGATTTATCAGACTTGTACAAGAACGTGCAACATTTGGTAACACTGGGTGGCTAAAGAAATCCAATCTATCTACAATTCTTCACGGTAAACTTGAAGACTTGCAATCATTAGGCTTAAATGCTACTGATACATTACCGGGTAAGATTGTCATTAAAGAATCATTAGTGCCATTCAACAAGAATGATGCTGACCGTGATTTAAAAATGGCAGGAGATACTGGTATCATCTGTAGTGTTGACGGACAACCTATTTATAGGAAAACAATCTTTGTTGGAGACCCTTCAGCAAAAGATGTATTAGTATCTCATGACAATGGTCAAGATATTAGTCTTGCCAATGGTAATGTCCAAGCCAAAGTGAACACTACAGTAACACCTGCAGAGGCATTCGGCATTGGAGATGTTGAAGATGCAGTAGAAATAGAAGAAGAGGTTGAAGAATCTTTTGAACTATAGTACTAAATAACAAGACAGGGAGCGTAATGCTCTCTGTTCCTTGTTTAACTACAGTTTATAGTGCATAGTTACTTGAAACCAACTAATGTTACTAAAACAATGGTTAAAAAAGTTTTTATTCATGTGTCACACTATAGGGG